ATCCATTATTCAATAATCCAAATTATGGATCTTATTATAGTCAAACTCCTTATCCTACATACCAACAATCCTTCCCTACATCTTCTGTGTTCCAAAGCAGGAACTCGTATATTCCAACTTATAGGTCGGTGGTGAAGTAATGTTTGATATGTTTGGAAACAAGCTTAAAGAAAAAACAGTACAAGATTGTATAGATCAAGTACTGGCAAAAATGGAAAAAGAAGAAGCAATGCAACAAAACCCATCTATGTATGAACCACAACCTCCTCCAATATCTATGCAACAAGAGGTTATGATGTCTATGATGGGTGGAGGCAATCCAGCATTAGCTTTATTAGGACAACAGCAGGCAGGGCCTGGAGGAATGGGTGGCGCACCACAAATAAATCCAGCTCTAGGTTTTAATGGTATGGTAGACTTTAGTAATCCAGCATCGGTTGGTAATATGCAAAATAGTTTACAGAATGATCCTAACTTCATAGCTAATCAGAATGCAGTTCTCAATATGATGAACCAAGCTTTAGGAGCAATGCCTAATGTACACGTTAGTCCAGCAGCTCCTCCACCACCACAATGGGGAGGAGGATTCCCACAACCTTTTCCTAATCAAATGGTAGGAAATAACTTTGGTCTGAATCCTAACTTTGTACAACAAACTCAATTCCAGAATCCATTAGATGGAGTTGTACCTGCAAATCCTGATGCTGTAGTTAATTCAACTGCTAGTTGGTATGGAGGA